ACAGACTACAGCGCATTCCTTAGAGCCAAAGAACGCAAAAAAGAAAAACAGAAAGTGAACGATCTAGAGAATCGTTTAAATAGAATCGAAGAACTTTTAGAAAGATTGATTGATGTCAACAAAACTTGAATTTCATTTATACCCAAGAGGTAGATCTGCAAACGAACCTGACCTAATGCCCAGTGTGTTAGACAGTGATGGCAATGCGGTTCTATTTACCAGTGTAAAGAGAAAAACAACAGAAGCGACTGTTGTGAATCTTGGTGACTCTCCTAACTCTAATAACGGCGATCCTCTTCGAACTGCTTTTACAAAAATCAATAACTTCATTGAAGCTTCTTATTGGACAAATGAAGGCATCAATCAAAAGTTTAAAGAACTCGATTCAGACATTGGTGTTGGTGTTGGCATCTATTCAGACTCTGATGAAAGATATGGAATTTCCATGGGTGGAGATTCTAAGTTCTACATTAGAGGAACTGCTAATCAAATTGAAACCAGTTTTTCTAGACAAAGAAGTGTTAATAACGATAGAGCATGGGACTCAGAAGTAAACTTAAAATTCCAACTTGCTCATGATCTAGAAACTTACAATGTAACAGTTAATAAACTATTTACTATCAGAGATTCAGATGGTAATGATAGAGTGTCTTATCGCTACATTAACTATCCAACCACACATGACGAAAGACCTTTAAATGGTTTAGATGCAGTTTTAGATGTAGGTTCTAATGTTGTTTTAGGTAGAGACTCAGATGATGTTGTTATTGTAAAAGGTAGGGTTGCTTCTAATCTTGTTCCTTATGGTGATGAGATTTACAGCTTAGGTGACTCAGATAATAAATGGAAAGATTTGTATCTAAGCGGTAGCACTATCTATTTGGGTTCTATTCAAATTAAAAACTCAAGTGGTAGAGGACTAACATTACTTGACTCAGATGGAAACACATTAGACATAAGAGTTAATAGCGGTGATTTCACTAATTTGACTGTTGATTCTGATATGTTGGTTTCTGGTTTAGCCAGAGTGTTGGGTAATCTTTCAGTAGCAAATAGAGCATTCTTTGATTCAGATTTGACCGTTGGTGGTGAAACTACATTGAACGGACCTCTTGTTACTAACGGTGATACAACTTTCAATTCTAATGTTGTAATTACTGGCTCTGTTACTGCTGGAAACTTTGTCTCTTCAAACACAACTAACCAATTTGATGACCCTGTTAGATTTACACGCAGAGTAACATTTGATTCAGATGTTGTTGTTGGTGGAACTCTAACAATTGTAGGTGGTCAGTCAGTTTTGAGTACACAATCTCTTGCAGTGTCTGATAACCTCATTATCCTAAACTCAAGTCAAAATATCCCAGTAAATGATACCGCCCTAATCTTTACAAGATATGATTCTGATAACGTTTCAGCAGCTAACTGGAATGGTACTTTATTATGGGATGAAGGCGTTGATCAGTTTACATTTGGCGAAACAGACTCTGCTGGAACTAATGGTCTTCCAAACATAACTCAAAAGTACATGAGTGTTGGAAAACAAACAGAATTATATGATTCAGAAAACACTGTAAGAGTGCAGTGGGACAAAACACACGCTACACTTAAGATTATGAATGAAGTAGGAAACGTTGTATTCCAATACAATTCAGATACTGGCGAAATGACAGGTGATGGTTTCATTAACGGTGGAACATTCTAATGGCAATCAAGAATAACTACACAGGTTTTGTTCTTGCCACACAGTCTGATCTTCAAGCGAAAGATGCAGACCCAAACTTTGGCGAGAACTTAAACCGTAGTATTCAAAAAATAAACCAAGACTATGCCATCTCAGCTGGTATTCAAAACACTTATGCAGATGGTTTCATCAACCAGTTTGGAGCATCATCTCAGTTCTCAACTAACGAACAGAGAATGGTTCAGAACATGATCCGTGAGTCTATCAACATCAACGGCATCACAGTTCGTTACATGCCTCGTAACTCACTTTACACAGATGAAGTGTGGAACGAAAGACCAGAGTCTACGTTTGACCGTGGTCTTCAGATGGACATGATTCTGGTTGCCACTGCTGGCTTTGAAGGCGAAGGTGATGTAATGACTCAGTATGGTATTGAGTTTAGAGAAGAAGTTATTCTCTCTATGGCCATCCCACGCTTTGATGAACTTTACACTCGCTATGAGTCTGACCTAATACCAACTGACTTTGAACTTTACAACCGTAAGAGACCACTTGAGGGTGACCTTATTGTGATTCCATTTGGTCGTTCAGCTGCCAATAGAAACCAGTATGTTCCTAAAGTGTTTGAGATAACTCGTGTTACAACTTATCACGACGGAGCGTTCTTTCAGTTAGGCGATAACTACCAATACAAAATAAAAGCCAGACTATTCGAACTATCTGGCGAAGACCTCAACTTCAACCCAACTGTTGTTGAGTACAATCCAGACGGAACACAGAAAACTCTTATCGACTCAGACACAGGTAGAATCGCCAGAGCAAAAGACTTACGTGATGTTCTTGACTCAGAGACTGGTAGAGTTGACATTGCCAAAGACAGTGATGCCATTACTGACTCTTGGGGTGATAACCATGATATTGAGAAAGCTTCACAAACTCGTGAAGTTTATGATAACAAAGGCGAAAAACTAAAAGAGAAACCAAAGGTTATTGTAAGTGACTACACCGCAAAAGCTTTTGGTTATCCTAGCGTAATAAGTAACTTGGACGATATTTGATGCACGGCAATCCGTATTATAACGAAACAATAAAACAAGCGGTTGCCGTATGCGGTAGCCTCTTTAATAATATTGTTATTCGTAGAAGAGATGGAAAAGTTCTTCCTGTTCCTATTGCTTATGGACCAAGATCAAAATGGTTAGAGGCGCAAAAAGCTTTAGACAAAGAAGAAGAAATGTTTGAAAAGCTTCTTCCAAGAATGTCTTACGAGGTTGTAGCAATGAACTACGACCAAATGAGAAAGCTTACCAACGCTCAGAAAATAACTGGTCTGAATACAAGCGGTCAAAATGATAAGATAAGACAGAGAATAGGTTCTCCTGTTCCTTACAACTTAGACTTTTCACTTTACATTCAAACTAAAAACTTGAATGATGGCTGGCAGATCATTGAACAGATTCTACCATTCTTTACTCCAGCTTACACAGTAAGAGTTCGTCACTTTCCAGTAGACCATGATAGTGAAACACCTATCATGGAAAATGAATATGATATGCCATTCACTTTGTTGGCAACTACATGGGCTGATGACTGGACTGGTGACATTGCTGATAGAAGAATGATTGAATGGACTTTAGAGTTCCAGACAAAGATTTGGTTAGCAGGACCTGCAGCATCTACATCAGTCATCTATGATTCAAGGGCAGTTGTATCTACTCCACCAAACGGAGTAAACATTCAAACAATGACAAGAGCTTCTGATCAAATAGGCGCAGAAGTTGGTTATGTAGCAGTTAGAGATTCTGAAACACCAGTTTATGAAAACGACTCAGATATCTCTCCAAACATAATAAATACAACTGATAGCGATGGTAACATCGTGAAAATAATAAGAGCTATCGATGAGATTTAAGGAATAACAATGGCCAATAAGGACTTAATCAATTTAGGTATTTCTCCTGACTCCGGGACTGGTGACTCAGCCCGTCGAGGTGGTGAGAAAATCAATACACTATTCGCAGATGTTTATTCACAGTTTGGTGACAATCCAGTTGGTCAAGATCCTGATCAACCATTTTATGGTTATCGTCGTCCGTTCTTTGAGTATGAATACAAAGTAGGTGAACTACATCCGGCTGGCAAGTTTGTTCCCATTAAGTTCAAAACACCTGCTGGTTCTCAGGTTGGTAACAACTATACCAGAAACATTCCTTATGACTCAGAATGGGGTTGGGGTCATAATAAGTTTGGCACACTTGTAGACAATGACAGTGATGGCATTCCAGACATCTATCGTGACTCTGAATGGTACTTCTTGTCACGTGGTGAAAAAATCGATGCTGACTTATCTGAAGTAGACTCAGAACGTTATATCAACTTTGTTCTACCTTTGGCTGTTCCTGGTGATCAGATTGTTATTAGAGATGGTTTGTCAACATGGGGCAAAGACATCTTTATCAACATTTGGACAACACCATACGATTGGAAAAGTGTAGAACAACTTACTGAATGGAAAAACCAAACTAAGTATTA